GATGCAGATGAAACGAGAAGTGATTGCAGACAAGGGTATCTGGACTGCAAAGAAAAGGTACATACTGAATGTACATAATTCGGAAGGTGTGCAGTATGCAAAACCCAAACTGAAAATGATGGGTATTGAAGCTGTTAAATCTTCAACTCCACAAGTTTGTCGTGATAAAATCAAGGAGTCTTTGAATGTAATCATGAATGGTTCTGAAAAAGACCTTAACGATTTTATACAGGACTTTCGTAAGGATTGGATGAAGATGAATGCAGAGCTCATTGCGTTTCCCAGAACTTGTAATGGAATGGGTAAATGGAAAGAGTCTGGTTGTATCTTCAGAAAAGGTACACCAATGCACGTTAAAGGTGCCTTGATGTACAACTATCAAATCAAAGATAAGGGACTTGGAAACAGATATCCAGAAATCTTGGATGGTGAGAAAATCAAATTCGTTCATCTGAAGAATCCAAATCCTTATCAGATAAATGTTTTTACTTTTATCTCAGAGTTTCCTACAGAACTGGAGATAACAAAGTATATCGACTATGGTAAACAATTTGATAAAGCATATGTGGAACCGCTAAAATTCATCACAAATGCCATCAACTGGTATATTGATGATTCTTATGGTACACAAGCTACATTAATGGATTTTTTCAACTAAGGAATATATGGACTCAATAGAAATACTAAAACATAGAAAGTTTGTAGATAGTGTGACCAGTGAGGCCACAAAGGATTGTGATACATTCATCGAAAGGTTGGATGAGTTGCAAGAAAACCCTAAGTGGAATGAACCTCAAAGGTTACTCACTGGTGCAATTGGTATTTGTTCTGAAGGTGGAGAGTTGTTAGATATAGTAAAGAAACTCTTGTTTCAAGGCAAACAACCAACAGCTGAGTTGAGAGTGAAACTCAAGAATGAGTTGGGTGATGTGATGTGGTATGCTCAACAGATTATGATTGCAATGAACTGGACATTAGAAGAAGTTCTTGCAGAGAATACTAAAAAATTATCTGGTAGATATCCAGATGGATTTGAAACTGAAAAATCTGAAAATAGAAAGGATGAAATTGAATCTAGCTAACTTTATAAAGGAGTCGGGAAATGAATATGCTTCCATCGTGGATGATGGGGTGGCAGCTGGTGATGTCAATAACTATATTGACACTGGCAGTTTTCTTTTTAATGCTTTACTTTCTGGTTCAATTAATGGAGGATTACCTTCTAACAAAATTACGGCGCTCGCAGGAGAGTCTGCAACAGGAAAAACCTATTTTGCATTGGGTATGGTCAAAAACTTTTTGGATTCTAATCCTGATGCTGGTGTTCTCTATTTTGAGTCTGAGTCCGCTATACCTAAAGAGCTTATTACAGCTCGTGGAATAGATCCAAAACGAATGGTTATTCTTCCTGTAGTTACTATACAGGAGTTTCGTACCCAAGCAATCAAGATTCTAGATGCTTATCTGGAAGAAAACGAACAGAAACCAATGATGTTTGTTCTGGATTCTCTTGGTAATCTTTCAACTACGAAAGAGCTGCAGGATACAGCTGCAGGAGCAGAAACCAGAGACATGACTCGTTCACAGATTATTAAAGCCGCTTTTCGTGTTCTAACGCTAAAGTTGGGAAGAGCAAATGTTCCAATGGTTGTCACCAATCATACATATGATGTAATAGGTGCATATATGCCTACGAAGGAGATGGGTGGTGGTTCTGGACTCAAGTATGCAGCCAGTTCCATAGTTTACTTGTCCAAGAAAAAAGACAAAGATGGTACAGAAGTGGTGGGTAATATTATTCATTGTAAGAATCAGAAATCTAGATTGACAATCGAAAATAAAATGGTAGATGTCAAGTTAGGTTATCAGAGTGGAATTGACAGATATTATGGACTCCTAGAGTTTGGTGAAAAATACGGAGTTTTCAAAAGGTCTGGAAATCGTTATGATATGAATGGCACACAGTTGTATGCTAAATCAATCTATGCAGACCCAGAAAAATATTTTACAGAAGATGTAATGAAAAAACTGGATGAAGCTGCCGAACAGGAGTTTACTTATGGACAAGTGGATACGGACTTATCAGAAGATATTTGATAAGAAGGAATGTGATGGCCTCATAGAATACTTTGAGGCTGCAAAAAGTCATCATGAAGAAACCAAAATGCCAGGTCACAGACATTTTTGGGAGTTAAACATGATGGACCATACAGGTAAAAGTGACATGAATCTGGAACTGTATAATCGGTTTCACAATATCATGGATAGATATAAAATCGACACAAAACTGCATCCCAAACAGTGGCCTGAAAAATATTCTTGGGAAGCCTTACGAATGAAGAAATATGAGAGAGATAGTTCTTTTTTTCTGGATCATGTTGACGTTGGCAATTATGAGTCTGCACGGCGTTTTCTGGTATTCTTTGTCTACCTTAATAATGTGGCTGTAGGTGGAGAAACAGAATTTGTCAGTTTAGACTTGAAAGTTTCAGCTGAGTGTGGTAAAGTACTGGTGTTTCCTGCAACATGGGAATTTATCCATAGAGGAAATACACCAATAGGTCAAGACAAATATATTTTAGGGAGTTATTTGCATTATGTATAAAAAAGGATATACACCAAAGGATATAGATCATCCAGACTATTTTGGTGACTTTAGTTGGGCTAAAGTCATCGGACTAGGTTGTGTGTTTCTAGTTTTAATGTTCATCATAGGAGTATTATTTTGAATGATTTGAAATTTACAACAGCTGGTGAATATATGAATGATGTTGAAAAGAAAAATATGGGTGATGAAACGTGGCAAACGAAAGCAAACAAAGCGGTTCCACGTTACTATTCACCAGTAGAATTATTATCTATGCGTGTAGAACGTATTGAACAAGATATTAGAAATCTTAGAAAGGAGTTGAATTTGTGAGTGAATACAAACCTATCGAGACAGTGAAACACTCTTTTGTGACTAGAGATAATGACGAATCTGGATATACAGCTATTCGTATTGACGAAGGTAAGTTTAAGGGTGTAATTTATGGATATAGTGAAGTTGAAGCTAAGGAAACTCCTGAAGGGAGTCTAAGTCTTGATTTCACTATTCTGAACATCAAAAGTGAAAATGATAATCATACAATTTATAAAGAGGAGTTTGAAAAAATATGTGGAGATATTCTTGTTTCGTGTTTGGAAAAATCATTAGCAAAGGAGGAAGATTTTGAAATCATCTACAGAGATTACAATTCTGAGTCACCTACTGAACAACGAGAATTACAGTCGAAAAGTATTACCATTCCTGAAGACTGAATATTTTGAGTCCAAAGAGAACAAAGTAATATTCGATGAAATATATAATTTTTATGATAAGTATAATACACCACCTACCAAAGAAGCTCTTCTCCTAGAGGCAGAAAAAAGAAATGACCTGACAGAAGAGAACTGGAAGGATACCAAGGAGTCAATCAATGATTTTACAGCTGAAGATGTTGATGAAAAGTGGTTGGTTGATGTTACAGAGCGATATTGCAAAGATAGGGCCCTTCACCTTGCAATCCTTGAGGGAATCCACATTATTAATGGTGATGACAAGACTAGGGACACTGGTAGTCTGCCTGATATTCTATCCAGCGCTCTTTCTGTTAGTTTCGACAGCTCTGTTGGTCACGATTACATTGATGACGCCTCTAATCGCTTTGAGTTCTATCATAAGAAAGAGGAGAGAATACCTTTTGACCTTTCTTTCTTTAATGAAATTACGAAAGGTGGACTCCCAAACAAGACTCTGAATATTTGTCTTGCAGGAACAGGTGTAGGTAAGTCATTATTCATGTGTCACATGGCTGCAAACATTTTGATGCAGGGACATAATGTTCTCTATGTCACTATGGAAATGGCCGAAGAGAGAATTGCAGAGAGAATTGATGCGAATCTCATGGACCTAACTATAGACGATTTGCATTCTTTACCAAAACAGATGTTTGATAATTCAGTTGAGAAACTGAAAAGGAAAACACAAGGAACGCTTGTAATTAAAGAATATCCTACTGCATCAGCTCATGTTGGTCATATTCGTGGACTTCTTAAAGAACTTGCTATAAAAAGACAATTTACTCCCAAGATAATCTTCATAGATTATCTAAATATTTGTGCATCATCTAGATTTAAGGCAAATGCAAATGTTGGATCGTACTTCTATATTAAATCGATTGCAGAAGAACTTAGAGGACTTGCTGTGGAATGTGACCTACCTATCGTATCGGCTACACAAACGACTCGCTCGGGATTTACGGCTACTGATATCGGATTGGAGGATACCAGTGAGAGCTTCGGTCTACCTGCTACAGCGGATTTCATGTTCGCTCTCATCCAAACTGAAAAGTTGGAAGAACTCAATCAAATTCTTGTTAAACAACTTAAAAATCGGTACAATGACCCTACGAGGAACAAAAAGTTCGTCATTGGGATTGACCGAGCGAGAATGAAGTTATATGATTGTGAACAGGAAGAACAAGAAGATATAGTAGATTCTGGTCAAGATATCCCTGCTTTTGACAAAGCCCACCAAGTAGACACCACCGATTGGAAGTTCCAATAGTATAAATACTTTTGGTACTTTATCACATGGGAACTTGATACAACTCGCCTTTTGTCTCCTGTTCCCATTTTTACATTCAAGATATGAAAACATTTAAACAGCACATGAAAGAAGTAGCTCTTGGAGATGCTGCAAAATCATTTGAAGAAGATATAGTCAATCTGATAAATTATTGTGCTCAAAATAAAGTTAGTCCAGAAGAGGGGATAACTAAAATTGATAAGACAGGTAGTTCTACTGAAGAAGAACTAGTAAACACAGTAAAAAATGTGTATGCAAAAGTTACTCCAACCGAAGGAATTCATTCTAGTAAGTATTACAGAAATAAACCTAATTATGGGTCAAAGGGGAGTAATCAAGACAAAGCTGATATAATTATTGTTGCTGGAAATAAATGGA